CCACCAAAAGCACCTGCGCCTACGGCTTGAGCATCAACGCCACGTTTTTGTATATCACCCTGACGCTGTATGTCGGCTAAAGCCTGTTGTACCACGGCACCTTCATAAGGGTCCATGAACCTTTGGTATGATGTTGGATCATATTCTTGGGACAATCCTGACAACCCTGCTATCCCTTGCTGTGCAGAAGTCATGCCCATGTCACGGCCTAACATTCCACTAGCTATTGCAGGATCTACCGCACCCGCTATCCCTGTTCCAATAACATCACCAACACGTTGTCTTGCAAGAGCTTGAGAATTTGCCAAGTCTGTTCCCGCTCCTGCTAAGTTTGCCTGACTTGCATCCAAAAGTTTTTGATAAGCTGCTATGCCTGTTCCGCCCTTGCCGTAATAATCAGACACACGATCAAAGGCCCCACTTTGCAAACCAGTGAAACCTGCTACTTTACTTTGAGGTAAGGTTATGCCTTTATCAGCTAGTTCCTTAGCAGATTTTAGTAGGCCAATTCTATACGCTTCTATTTCAGGGGTTTCACCAACCTGTTGTATGACGGTTTCTGTTGCCATTATGCCATCGCCTTTCCACGTTGTTCTAGATTACGCATGACACCATACATATTGTTTATACCTTTGTTCATGTCACCACCACCTAAACCTTTAACAGCATCGGTAGTCATCACAAACTCTCCAGGCATCAACATGGCTCTCACGCTATCTTTGTTTGGTATACCTTCGTCAGGCATAATACCGCCTACTCGTCTTGGAAATATCTCGCCACCTTCAGCTACATTCTGCGTGAAGACAGGGGGATCAAAGGGAATTTTTGGACGGTAATACGGATACTTAGAATCTACTGTCGGATCCCCTTCAATATAAATCGGTTCTAGGTTTGCAACATTATATATATCAGGATTTTCATCGTAAACGTCCATACCTGTTCTTGCAGGGTCACCCTCTTCTTCTTCAGGTGCGTCAAAAAAACCTGTTGCAGCTCCTACGGCTGTTCCTGCGGCTAGTAAAGGTCCATACTTTCCTATAACTCCAGGGCTTAACTCAGCTGCTTTTTTAAGAGCTTCCTGATATAAAACACTATCTTTACTTAAAGTAGATAAATCAATCTTAGGATTTTGTGCTTTTAAAACATCTATAGCACTAAATTTTTTTCCACCTGTAAAAGCATCTACATACTCACCTTGTTTAAAACTTTCTACGGGACCTACTTTTTTAAGAGTTTCACCCATTGTAACAGGCTTTTTAGCTTTAACGCTGTAATTCTTAACATCAGGATACATGTTTTCGGCTTTGGTACCGTCATATAAAGTAGTGCTATCTGTTTTTGGTTCAACAAGATCTCTAAGACTTGGTACGCTAGTGTTTTGTAACGGAGCAAAACTTCCTTGAGAAAAAGCATTTCCTATGTTGCTAGTTCCCATGCTTACATCAGCAGCAATGTTTTCTCCAAACCCTCCAATACCTGATTTAGGACCAGAAAACCCTGCAGTAAGAGCGCCCGTAGCTCCACCAACTAAAGCAGATTTAAACGCATCTTTTATAGTGCCACCTTGAACCAAGGTACCAATACCTGCACCAAGTGCAGCTGAATAAACCTGACCTAATCCTGGGGCAAAGTAATTAAGAGCCATAGGTATGATAAGAGGGGCGGCCTTCTTTAAAGCCTTTCCAACACCTTTAGCTATCTTGCTTACAGATTTAAATAACTTTTTAAAGAAAAACTCTGGTAATCCTGTGGTTGGGTTTACGCTGTTCTTAACTTCACCAACAACATATCTTTCAGGATCTTCTACACCTAGTTCTCTTAGATGTTTAAATATACTTTCTTTTAATTCTGGGTTCTTCTCAATCAAGGCCCGTGGGACGATGAGCTCGCCTGTTTCAACGTGAGCCACAGTGTCATCACCATAACGACCAAAGTTAGCCATTTTTTTGCCAACATCTGAGAACTGAGCAATACCGTTAGTACCGAACTGCTCTTGAAGCTCCTCCGTCTCTAATCGCTCTATCTGCTCGTCCGTCATTACAAAATCTGCAATTCCGCCAGCTGGTATCTCTTCTGTTTTTAAATTTGCAGTCATGTCTAATACCTTACCATGAAAGTTTTAGTTGTTCAATCCTATATAATAGCACTCGTAGTAATTCTTTGTTTCGTAAATTCTTGTATACTAGCCACCACATGTAGCCTATTTGCCGTGGCTGCCGTAGCCGTTAAAATTTCTCCGCTCTGTAAAACTAAATCTCTTGTCAGTAACTCTATGGATGTATTAGCTGCTACAGCTTTAACCTTGAACAAACTAAAAACAGTTGTGTCATTAGTTAAAGTAAGCGTTATCGTATCGGCATTGCCACTATCTTCTGATACCAATATGGATGTTACAATAGATGCGTTAAAGTCTGCATCACTTGGAGCCGTGTATAAAACCGTTGCACCCGTTGTAGTCAAGTCTAACTTGGCATTAGTAAGTCCTTGAATATATTGTGGAATACTGGTTATTAACATTATCGTCTACCGTCCTGTCTTACATCGATACGAGGTGACCCTAATTTCCATTTACACCCTAAAGCATCAGAAGCTACTCGTAAAGCAAATGATCTACCTCTGACCCTAACATCTAATTTTTCTGTAAAGGCCTCCACAGGAGATGTGCTGGTTCTGCTCGTAGTACCCTCGTCTGTGTCTGTAAAATTTACTCCAGGAAAATTACGCGCTTTTAATGTAAAGGTAGCATTTGGAGAACTCAAAGCGCTAGATCCGTTGAAAGTTATGTCAGGTATAATTCTTTTGATAAATGCAAATTTTTCACCGTCAGCTATATCAATAGGAGCAGACTCTATAAAAGAAGACATGGCGGATCCATCATCATCAAAACCAATCTCATGGTTATATAAGTAGCCCGCACCCGCTGCAATAGGATTGGCCCGTAAGCCGCGATCTATCCACGCATCTCTAGCTAACGTGCCATAATACCAAGTGTTGTCTGCATAATTAAATATGACATAGTTACTATTAGTTTCACTACTTGCGCTCGGATAGAACCAGATAACCTCACTAAACTCGCTGTTAACGCCGCCAAAGACTTTTTCTAATTGACTAGTGTTTATGTCTAGAAATACTTTGTCTTTAACAGTGCACGGTATTTGTTGTGTTCGACCCCCAGAATATATGTAAAAAGTATCTCGTCCCATCCAATATACGGTATCTTCTACTGCAACAGCAGCCTTCGGACTTATAATCGTGATGTTCTTAGACAGTTCTTGCAGACCAAACGTAAATGGAGGTCCTATAAATTTCATCGCATGGAGTGTTTTGTCTGTAAAAATTAAAATGGCCTGCTTGGTTTCTACTGCTTGTATGAACTCCGATCCACCACCTAATCTTAAATCACCCGCCGTGTTAGTAGCTGTAGGTGTCCAGTCTACTAAAGATTCTTGACTAGAGAAACGTACCAACAAAGGATCTTGTATTGTCGTTCCAAGTGTGTTTGCACCAAAAGCAATGACGTGCCTGTCTTGGTCAGATACCATAATCTGTTTAGCTATCGTAGGTGTGTTACTTGCACCTGCCTCAGTAGAAATCTCTACCGCTCTGCTAGTCAAGTTGTCTGATTTATCCCAATAATATATCTGTCCATCTCTTGGATTAATAAGTAAGTCTTCTCCAAAATTATCGTGTGACCATAATCTTAACTCACTCGTAGTTGTAACACCACCAGCCGAGGCTATACCCCATCCTGTAAAATCAGAAGCAGTGTTATCATTGCCTTTAGCTAATCGAACAAGAGTATTATCATCGTGAGCCACGGCAGTTGTACCGCTGTGTCCTCTTGTTACATTTAAAGTGTTATCGTCAGTGTCTCCTGCTACAAGCATAAGTTCTTCCCCAACGAGTATAATATCTCCAGCTGTTGTAATCCCTGTCTCATCATCTACATCTACAGCTGTCTCACTATTGTCCAAAGCTTCATTAAGTTGTGTCTGCAAGGCTGTGGTCGTAATACCGCCAAACAAGCCTGCGCCCCAACCTGTGCCACCTACAGTCGTATCTAGTCCTACGTTTATCTGATACACACCGTCTACACCTGCACCGCCATTACCTGTGTCAGACCCGTTGGCCGTGGCACTCGCTGTAATAGTATATGTGTTAGCAGTCGGCACCGTAACAATCTGATGTTCTGTATTTAGAACATCGGCTGTAATATTACCACCTAAAGAAACCGCTCCTGATATGACAACAAAATCACCCTCAACAGCACCGTGAGCTGAATCTGTAGCTGTTATGGTTGCTGATCCATCAGTCGCGTCAAACGTAATACCATTAGTGGTTGTAGCTCTATTTGGAGTAATATCGTTTAATGTCTGACCTTCTTCGATGTAATACTTAAAAGTCGTACCTATACCCAGAAAGTTAGATCCATCTAAGGCAGACCAGTTATGTAGAGCACGAGCTGATCCAAGATAAGTTGTGGACATATATTTTTCCCAACCACCTATCTTTTCAGGAAACCCTAGTCTAAATCTTATTTTATCTCCATTAACGTACCCGCCTTCATTACTGTAAGACGTAGTATCACTAACTATCCCAGGTTTAAATTGTAATTTAGTAAAAGGCATTATGCTGTGTTCCCTGCTAATGTTCCAGAATTATTAAGTGTAACATTACTTAGACCGTTTATGTAGTTACCTGCAGCTCCCCCTGAAGTAGCACCCCCACCATTTGTTGGTGCACTTGAGGGAAAAGAAATACTATCTCCTGATCCATTACCTCCTGCCGTACCGTTGCTACCTGCTACGCCTAAAGCTCCACCATTACCGCCAGCACCGCCTGCGCCTGCGTTGTCACCCCCAGCTGATCCACCAGATGCGCCTGAACCTGCACTTTGATTATATCCTGCGCCTGCACCACCTGCACCTGCTGATCCACCAGATGTAATAGATTTTACTTGTAAATTAAATGTAGCGGAAAAAGTATTGTAATATAAATCTCTATTACCAGAAGTGGTTAAATTAGCACAATAGTAATAAGTTGTATCTGCGTTCATGTTTACTGTTTGTCCAGAACTATAATCACCACCACCTTGTCCTTGACTTTTTAAGAGGGCGCTAGTGCTTATATTTATTATAACACTTCCATATCCGCTACCATAAGTACCATTATTAATACTACCACCAACACTATAAGTACCACTTGTTCCTAATTGAAAACTAAAATACAAAGGACCTCTATTTGCACAATTTGCAGCAAATTCAGTTGATGAAGTATTTACTTGGAATTGACCTGATGTACCTATACCACCCGATTGAGGACTATTTCCGTTTATCCCTCTCCATTTTCTATTAGAAACAACACCTTGACCATTTAAATCATTATCTCCACCATACGCAGTAAACCAAGACGGAGCATTGTTTTGAGGTACGTTACTACCACTTTGGGAACCACCTTCATCTGTAAAATTATTCAAAGAAGCATTTATTTCAACAACACCATTACCACCTGCGCCGCCATTGCCACCACCACCGCCTCCAGAGGCTATAGTACCTGTATTAATTACCGTGCATGTTGATCCTGCAAAAATAGCATCGCCACCTGTTCCGCCATTAGCTGCACCACCCGCGCCCAATATCGATCCTGCGTTTTGTATTGTTACATTTCCTGCAGCACCTGATGGTACATTAATAGCATAGTTACTTGTATTGCTGGCCCCTACAGTAACACCTGAATTTACTTTTATTATCTTAGGATAATCGAGATCATAGTCATCACCAAATATAGTAGATGCATTTTGATTAGTAGTCGTAGAACTTATAGTGAATTGAAAACCGCGCTCTGTACCATGATAATCACTAAGAGATAAAGCACCACTTGTTGGCACACCAGAGGCTAAATGCGTTGCATTATTATCTCCAGCTTTAGCCCGAATCTTACTGCCTTGACGATAATAGTCCCCAATGGAAACTGAGGTATTGCTCCCAGGACTAAATTCATCCCTTATGTTGGCAAAACTTATTGCGCCTGATCCAGTTAACGCCATGATTATTTCTTCTTTAATTCATCGATTTCTGCTTTTAATTCTTTTATACTTTCTATGAGCACCGCACATAGTTTGCCGTAATCAACAGACTTGGTTTGCATTTCATCATCAGCCGTCAATACAACCTCTGGTACAATGGTTTCCATATCTTGTGCTATAACACCCACTTGTTCTTTGGCATTATCTACATCATTTCTTTTGTAATACACACCTTGCATCCTCATAACTTTTGGCAAAGCATTTTCTATATTTGTTATGTCTGTCTTTAATCGTCTGTCAGAAAAAGCAGTTATGTCGTTGTTAAATGTTGCGGCACCTGCAGCGGACATATCTATTGTCAATGCTGTAATAGCAGATCCACCATCATCTCCTTTGATTATAAAGTCTTTATCTTGTACGCCAGTTGTAATAACAAAATCACTTGATGTGTTGGATAGTGTAGCAATCGTAGTGCCACCGTCTTTAAATAGTATATCACCACCGTCTGCGTCTAATGTTATATCTGCACCACAGTCTAATGTTATAGCTGATGCTGCAACTATATTTGCACCAACAGTTAAATTTCCACCAACACTAGCAGTACCAGTTATGGTAGCGTTATCCGCTATTGTTGTTTCAGAGGTTGTATGACCAATAGTAACAGCTATGCCAGATGTTTCAGTTGCTATTTTTAAAGCACCTGTCTTGTTCGCAATAAAAGAGTTTGTACCATCGTGATATAATTGC